GTATTGCTTAGTATTCTGTACATCAATTGTGTTATCTATAACTTGGCTATTGATATTATTTAAATTATCAATTATACTAGTTAAATTTTGTACACTTACTATAAAATTAGCCTCAACTGGTATATGAAAGTTAGGATCAGAAAAAATATCGGTAAATTTTTCAATACCGCGTGTAGAGCCCTGTAAAGTGTCCTGTGTTACGATTGCCATTTTTATTGATTAGATGGAGCGGGTAAGTCTGTACCGTTTTGTACAGTTGTAGGAGTACCCAATACACTACTTGCACTTTCGCGCGACCACCATTGATAACCGAACTTAACTTTTACTTCCTGTATTTTACCACTACCCGAAACATCAAATGATACTGCGGGCAAGTCAATAACAAACAATCCATATATTCTGTAAATGTCAACAATATTTAGCTTGTCATCTAACACGTTAATTTGTATTACATTTTCGTCTCCTGGTACCTGCTTGTGGTTAATAACGTTTGCACTATTAACTGCAGTCTCGTACATTCTTTTCTGTAAAAAGTGTCTAATTTCTAAAGCCTGGTCCATATAGAATGTAACATCCCAGCTCTTACTATTACCATAATCTCTTGGACCTGGTGCGTGTACATCTACACCAAAATACTTAACCGATGCAAATTGTTTGGTAGCGTTTGGTAAACTAAAATTTTTAATATACAACAAGTAATCTTTCGGAAATGTTTGATCTCCAAAAGTTAGGTTTTCAACTCTAGCCTGATAATCTCTCAAAAAACCGTATTTCTGAGCTGCAGAGTAAAAACTCTTTAATGTTTGTTCTGTTTGCGCCATACTATTACTTAGGACTTAATTTTAAAATATTGGAATGCTAGTACTACCGGTAGCTTAGCAATCTCTGTACCTGTGTTGGATATATCATATTCTACTCCTTCTAAGAGTATAGGAAACACTCCAAAAAATTGATATGTTTTAGCAATCGCTACTTTTTCACTAGCTACTAAGTCATTTACTACCTCTACTCCTTCATTGAATAGCTGTAAATCTAAACGACAATTTATAAAAGCATTATCTCCTGCAATAGCTTTGCTTTGATTGTTAAACGGATTGTACATTGCATCACTCCAGGACTCGAACAGACTTCTTATATACTGTTTGTTATCTGAAAAGAACGTTACTCTCCATTGTTTTTGAGAAGGAAATGTAGCATTTGTTGGCACTACAAACTCGAAAGCTCTATAAGGTACATTAGTGGTATTAGTTCCACGAGCAGGTAAAGAGGCCGTTTGCAAGTACAGCAGATCTTTCTCCTCAAACGTGACAGGCGCATTAACTATATTAGATACCTTGAAATTATACTTCTTACTAAAGCCCTGTTTTTGAGCAATATTATAAAAATCCTTTACACTGTTCAGTGTTGACATATTAATACTTAAGCTTTAAACAATAAAAAACCCGACTTTGCAGCCGGGTTATTTACTAATACTTTATATGGCTTAACCTTGTGACCAATACTGATAAGCTAATGTAGCTGTAAACTTTAATGGAGCACCTGTACCAGTAATATCATATTTAATATCACCGAGCTTTTGAATGTAAGATCCGAATAAGTTATATACGTTAAGTACATTCAATTTATCATCAATTTGATGAAGTTGAATAACTGAACCAGGACCAGGAACTGCGAGATTACCTGTACTTGTTTGGTCATTGAATATTTCGCCTCTTTGCCAAGCTTCAAGCTTTTGACGAATCAAGCTAGCTTTATCAGCGCGGAATTCAACGTTCCAAGCATTACTACCTGTATACTTTACTGTACCAGGAATATTAAAATCAAGACCCATATAAGTAGCGGTTTGATTTTGAATATCTCTAGTAGGTAGAGTAGCTGTAGTAATATAAACGAAATCATCTTCGTTGAGAATATTATTACCGAGAGAGACTACGCGCAACATATAGTCACGAGCAAAGTCTCTTTGCTGTGCTACTCTATAGAAGTCTTGTATTGTTTGTGACATATTAAATACTTATGTAAAGGTTATTGTAGTAATTCGTTAAAGTCTTGAGATGTCTTAGTGCAATAGAAGTTCACTAAGATAAACTCAGCAGTACGAACTGGTTTAATGTAGATATCTACAACAAGCTCATTTTGATCGATAGTATCTGGAGTGTTGTTGGTATCATTGCAAATGATTTTGTAATCGTAAAGACCTTGAGTATTTTTAGCTAATTCAAATACAGGAGTAATAGTATTAACTAATCTACTACGTGTAAATGTTGTATTAGGTTCAAATACGAAAAGTTTTGAAGTATTAAGTACTGACTTTTCTAAGAAGAGGAATAAACGACGAACGTTAATACGATCAAAAGCGCTTGGAGCTTTTAACATTGTCTTTTGTCCGTAGATTGATAGACCTTCATTAGGGAAGTTCACTACAGGGTTAATAGAAATCTTATAAAGTAGATCGCGTTGTTTTTGATTTGGATTCAACGCAATATCTACAAGACCTGTAATAGTACCACGATTTAAACCAGCAGGTGCACCCCAAGGATAAGCTACTGCATCATTCTTTGTAAATGTTGCTGCAGCATAGCCTGAGAACGGTACCCAAACTAATTTATTAGTGAATACGTCTTGTACTGCACCCCAGTTACCGTAAGCAATTGTATAGCTTGTGTTATAAGGATTGTAACAGTTACGTAAAGGCCAGTAAATGTTGTTCGAGAAGTTTGTTGTCTTATCGTCTAGGGTCTTAAAGTTTGCACCCTGTATAAAAATACTACGTAATGGATCAGAGATATACACGCAATCTTTGCGTTGATCGCCAGCAAATTGACTGAAGATGTCAGTAACTGCTTTCCAGCCTGTAGCTGTACCGTTACCGCTGAAGCTAAACGTACCGTCGTTAGTAAACAGGTTAGTTAAATCAGAATTAATAGTTGCTGTATAAGCGGTATCATCAAAAAACCCGTCTCCACCGGCAAATGCATTGATAGTAGAAAGACCTGCATCAACAACTACATCTACGTTATATACATCAGTATTTACTAATTGATTTAATACGTAGTTTAATTTGTTAGGTAAGTCACCGATTNGCTTAGTACTAGAGTTACTTAAATTTAAAGACTCAGCATAATTACCTAATGGGAATAATGCATCAGCTGCTTGATAGCCTGCAGCAAGTATAGATGGTGAAGTGGTTACGTCACTTGTCTTTATTACTCTTACTGATTTTACCGCATTACCGTTATTATCAATCCAGGCTGTTTGATTAGCAATATAAGGATTAATATATACGGAAATGTTTGCTGAATTGTTATTAATTACTGTTTCAGCAAAATCGTTCTTAGGAGCACCGCCGTTAACGTCCTGAATTAAACGGTTAGAATAGAACGATACTGAATGACCTTCTTGTAAACCATAAGTTAATTGTAATGGGTTAGCAGCAAAAGGTGTTGTTTTAACTTTTATTAATGAAAGAATAGCAATATCGCTATAGCTTGTTGAACCTACTGTTGAGCTAATTGTTAGGTCATATGTAGGAATATTTTCAATCGTACGAGATACGCTGTCAATGTTACTACCTGCTGTAGCAGAAAGTTGGAAGCCAACTACTGGAGAATTTGTTATATCTAATGTACCATTAGCATTAATTGTGTGTAAAGCCTGTACTTCTTTATAAGGAGTACTTGGATTAATTGCGTTGATTTCAGCAATATTAAAATAGAAGCCTTCGAACTTTTCGTTGATAGTTGTTTGTGCTTCATTTACAACAATCATACCAACACCGTTTAATCCGTAACCTGTACCAGAGAGGCTATCGAATCCGGCAATTGTAGGATAATTACCACCTGCACTTGCACTCCAGAATAAGTTATTTTGCTTTAAATTAATGTAATCAGTTTCTGAAAGTGTTATTAATGTTGGTTGACCGAAATAATATGATGTTGCATTACTTAATAATGCTGTATATCCGGCTTGTACTGCAGCAGAAAGCGGGGTTGAATTTGTTACAGGTACTACTGGGTAAACTAAAGCACTGTATTTATCTGAAAAACCATCTCCTAACGCAGGACCGTATGGTAAGCGAGCAACCTGTACTTGAGCGTTTGTACCGCCTGTAAACTGTTGTTGTACAGAATAATAAAAATAACGTTCAGCGGCATTTGTTGGTGTACCGTATATATTAGCGAAATCAGAAACAGATGTAAGTGTTACAATTTCGGACGTTGGTCCTTGAGCTGCAAAACCTGCGATAAACACGCTTGTTCCGTTTGGGGAAGTCGCTGTTTGGCTTAGATCTACTTCTCTAATTTGTACACCAGGAGATTGTATAGTACGTAAAGTTGCCATAGTAGTGATATACTATTATTTAGGCTATTTCGAAACGAAACTCTGTAAGTTTAAAGTAATTCTGCATTTAACTGACTAAATGAGAACGTAAACGAGGACTCAAGTTGTTCAGCATCTCTATAACTATAAGTTATTCCAGTTAAATTGGTAATAAATGCTTTTGAATACGTCCAACGGATTTTCTTATTGTTGTATTCATCCAAACCAAACACATTAATGGTGGTTTGGTAAGGTTGTAAATTACCGGTACTTGCATAAAATGGCCTGCCTTGAAAATCAGTAGCTGCCGGGTTTAAGTTATCAGAATCCTGTATACTGGTTTGCGCTCCGTTTATATAATCCAGCCACTTCCACAATACCCACCAGTTATTGAATCCATTGTCAACTGTAAAGTTAACTGTTATATCTGCATATTTTTCTCTCTTACCTGTAGATAGACTTAAAGTTTGGCCTGCATATGATAGAGCTGCAGCGTTAATATTAGTTGGAGGCACTACAGTACCGTAAACTGAATATTGTAAAGAATCTAGAAACACACTCTTACTTTCTCTACCTTCCTGGCTTACTGCGTTAATTTTTTTAAGAACATCAGGCAAATCCAACACTAATAGAAATTTATCTTTTCTACTTTTATTGAGTATAGCTTGTTGGTAATTTGGAGTTTCGCTCATTATTTTTTATTTTTAATTAAATAGTATTTTTTTACAACAGGATCGTAACCGATCTTGATACCACTAGTGCTTAAACCGCGTGGTTCTCCGTTACTGACCTTATCTATATTCATATTGTAATGACCGGTAATAGTATGAGCTAGTTGAGGTGTAATATAAGTTTTACCTTGAGGTTTCTTTTTTAGATTCTCAATTTCGTGAAAAGGCGTCTCCATTCCGCTATGTACTTTAGCGACTACATTGACTGATTTTGTATTAGCTTTTGCAAGCTTACTTAAACCAGCCGTCACCCCTTGGTGTCTAGGACCGCGACTACCCTTACCGCTTTTTTGTATACCAGGCATACTAAAATAGTTTTTAAATGTACTCTCCTGGTTTAAGGACAGTTCTTTATCTTTTTTAGCAATTACACCTAATATTAATCTTTCTAAATCTTTAGATCTTCTTAGCTCTTTAAAAGCTAAGTTTTCCGCAGAGAACTCTCCGTCTTTTTCTAGTCCGGCCTGTCTCATTTTTAATAACTTCGATTTCACCATTTCTGCACACTCTAAGTCACAATCATCGCTTAATGCGTGATCGATCATTTGTTTCATAGCTTCTACTTTTTTAAGTATAGCTTTTTTATCAACGTGTTCAGCTTTAACCGGTTTAACTAGCCATTCATTGTTTTTAATAGAATATACACCTGAAGAATGATGAGGCTCTAAAATGTCTTGTATGTAGACC